ATCCAAAGCCCCATCGAAACGGAGCCGGGATAATACCCATGCCGCCGATCTGCACACCCAGGAACATAAGCGGGGCCATCACCAGTCGAGGAACGGCCTTCGGGTAGTTTCGCCAATTACCAAGATCCCGGAGTTTTAGAAGAGGGACCCTCTTCGTTTTGAATGTTCACCAAAAGAGAGCTGCGTCAGCCTTCACACGCTGCCAGTAAGTCCCGCCCATCCAATAGGCCAGGTCGTGCGCGTAACAGCATGGGCGCCAGTTCCCATCAAACCACTTACTACAGCCATCGAAATGGAAGTCGTAGTCGGTTTTTATCAAAGCAGAATGATCATCGTCGCAATACCCGCTCCCCAACCGCCCAGGTCCCAGAGGGACTTCTTCAGGGTGTAGCGCGGGTCCTGCAAAGAGATGATCGCACGTTGTTCTAGCTCCTGTTGACTTTCACTACTGTCGATGAGGTCCTTTAGGATCAGTCCTCTGATCTTAGCCAGTTTATTGGCATCGAAGATCTCTCGGCCGGCAATCACAGCCATCATGAAAGCCGTAGCCATGACTTGAGCCAGGACGCCGGGATCCGCATGGGACAGCGGCTCACCCAGGAACCTCAAAACCATCATCCACACTCCGAAAGCTGAGAAGTAGTGGATCACGAATCGCTTGGCGATGTGCTTTCTTTCAGACATATCAGAACCTCAACGGCTTTGTAGTCTTTAAGATTATCCAGGGTTTTGTTTGTTGCTCGAAATTCTTGGAGAACTAGGTGTTTGTGAGGACCGATATAACGGTAGCAGATGCGCCCGACAGGATCAATGATCGCCCATGCCGTTGTAGGCCCAACAACGGGAAGGAGAATCTTCACTCGGGAGCCTCTCCGTTGTGGGCTTTGGCGGTTTTGAGGAAATAACCGATTTTGTCGAGAATCTCATCACCGCCTATACAGGTGGGACACTTGCACTTCTTTCCTCCCGCAGTAGGGTTTTGTTTCCGGAAACGCTCGAAGGCTTTCTCCTCCGTTTCACCTTCCCTCATGACGGGAATGTGATGCTCGGTTTCGATGTGGTCGTAGAGCTGATCTTCGTTCTTGGGAAGGTTCCTAACGTCTTCGACTGTGAGACCCTTCAGGGCGATGCAGTATTTACACGCGAGGGGCATTTGATCACCGGAAAGCGGCAGTAGCTCTATGAGGCAGTTTTGGTGATTCGATATCACCATTCAGTTGCTTCATGATCCGTTCTCGTACAGCGTAGGGATTCAGACCCAGGACCGACGACCAGAAGGTGAAGCCCCACTCTTTGTCGTCCATCAACCAATGCAGGGCATCGTTCTTGTAGATCTCTGATTCGGTTTGCTTGTTCTTACACTTGTGGTGGGTGGGATCCTCTTTGGCATCCTTGAAGGCTTGCATCATCACACTGACAGCCAAATGTCGTTCACCCTGGCTGACGTTGGATTCCTTCTTGACGGTTTTAACGTAGCGTTTTTTCTTCATCCTTTTGAAGATCTCATTGCCCACCGCCAGAGCCTTTTCAGTAGCCCCGGTTCCTTGTAGATGATCGGTATTCGAATCGGCCATTGCTTACCATCAACGATTGTCTCAAAGGGTACATTATCGGCATGAAAGATATGGCAGTTGGCGCAGTACAGATTCTGTACGTCACCGTCATTCCAGCTGGTCCTCTCGCAGTTGAGACACTTGATCCCGGTGAGTTCACGCCCGGTGCGTCGGTCCAGCTGGTGAACGATTGCGTAACTACTCTGTAAGGTAAGCATCAAGAGCCCTCCTCACAATCTCGCCCTGGCTGACCTTTTTCTTCTTTGCGGCCTTCTCGAGCATGGGCAGCTGGCGACGCTCGATGAAGTAGTTGCGACGGAGCTTGGTGAACTGCTCGAATTTCGGATCCTTGATGGGTCTCATGCTGCCACCCGATGAACGATCGCCTGTTTCCACAGCTTCACTTCGTCACACTGACAGAGCATATAGTGAATCCCGACCTGATCTCCCTCGACCCAATAACCACCCGCTGCGTGGATGCAGAGGCTTTCCTTCTGCTCGATCCATTGGCCCAGGCGGTTTCGTTTCAGGAGGCCGATTCTTCGATGCGCCCTCAGCCTAAATCCGACCCCTGGCTTTTGAACGCTCGGCAAGTCCACATATCCCTTCTTCTCGTAGTGATGGTAGAGAACATCACCGATGATGCCCTTGAGGAGGTTGTTACCGCGGACCTCGGCAATGGCGCGGGGAGTCTCAAGATTGGGTGGTTCGGGATGCCGTATACCAGCACCCTGGAGACCGCCTCCGAAGGGACGGAAGATCTCGGCTTGGCCCTGGATCTGCCCTGCAAGTTGGTTGTCGATGTGCTGATTCAGATGGTCGTTGATCCTGCCCTGGATATACTGCCCCGTTTGTCCCGCACCTTGCTGAAAGCGGTAGTCCCACTCGGATATGCGGAGGTTGGCTATGGTTGCGGTGGTCGTCCCGTTGTTCCAGATCATCGCGTTGTCAGCCGTACCACCCGTGGCAGCACCGAAGGCGTACACGCGATCCATGTTGTTTTGGTCGTAGTGAGTCCTGATGTTGATATCGCCACCGAGCGCGCCCGACTGAATCGTCAGGTTCGTTCCCGGCTCAAGGTAGAGATTGTTGGTTGCGTTTACGGTCGTCAGCCCACCAGCATCCCAGGATAGGTTCATCGTGCCAGTGGCGGGATTAGCGGTCTGCGTTGTGTACGGTGCGAGGCGGTTTCCCGCTGGTGGATCACCTGTTGCCACTCGACCTCCTCTGGCGTAGAAGCCAAAGATATTGCCTATAAGACTCTGCCAGAAGCTCATCCCCCAACGGTCTGAGGGATTCCCAGGATGCTCTCAATCTTCGGGTCGAACTTGCCGATCTTTTCGCCCTTCCTCCCGCCAAAGTTCATCTTGAAGAAGGCGTAGCCTTTCTTCTTCAGCTTGTCGAAGGTCAGCTGCGCAGCTGCGATCTCGTCTTTGTCGTCCGGATCCCATTGCAGCTTGACGTCGCCTTCTTTAATGTCCATGAACTTCAGTTCGTGTTTTGGTTTCTCAAGTGTTTCTAGGGTCATGGGTTCTCCTTTTGGTTGATTGTTAAAACTCCCACATCTCGCTTTGCCGGGTTTTGGGTTTGTCTCTAGGCTTCCAGGTAAGGGCCATCGTTCCCCTTGACTCACATTCCCTCATGGGGCAACGCTCGACAAGCCCTTCTTTTTCAAGATCAGGCAATCTCCGTGAAAACAAATACCTGTCAGTCCCATAATGATCAGCCAGTTCTCCCGATGTTGGGGGGTACTTGCAACGCTTGAGCAATTTGAAACAGTAATCCTTCTGCCCTTTCCATTTACCGCTGGCTTTCAATTCATCCTCTGCCAAGTAGCTGGATAGAGGATCGGTGAGTCTTGATAAGTGAGTCATTTACCTACGAGCAATTTGGGCATATCCCCGGTTTCCTTCAGCATGGTCAATCCCGGGACCAGCTTCTCGCCCACGGTCACCCCATCGGGTAGCATGATGTGAGCCATGAACTCCTCTTCGAAGGTGCTGATCCCGGAGTCGATAGCCTCCAACTTCGCCTTTATGACCAGGGCCAGGGCGCGCCACCGCTGACGACAGGATTGCTCCCAACGCCGATGGGCGGTCTCCGCTGCCAGGGGCTTACGCTGCCAATCGTTTTCGTGGCTGCTCATGGTAAATTCTTCGTTCTTTCGATCAGGCATGGGAAGTTTGAAGGCGATTTTGAGTTTCTCGATCTGGAATTGGACAAGAGCCGAGTCGTCCTCGATCCAGAACCCGAACCCACTGGCCCCATATCGCTGGAGAGTCCGTTCAATTTCGTTTCGGGACTTCTCGCTTGAGACTTTGGTGTTGGAAGCATATCGGGCCATTAGAGGTCCAGGTTTCTTAGGATGGTTTCGGTCTCTATTTCGATCATTCGCAATCTTTGAATGACCGTCACCAACTCAACGGCCAGGGCGCACTTGCCACTGACGGAGGTATGAATACTGGCGGGGACCAACTTTGCCCTGTCGTCTTCAATTTCAGGATTGCGCTCTCGAATGACAGGCCCCAACCTCATCTTCAAAGCCTCGGTCTGTTTTTCCAACGCCTCCGCAACTTGGGCAAGGTTCTTTGTGCAGAGTTCGATAGAACCCACTTCTTTTGCTGCTGAAATGTCTGATTCGCTCAATCCCATTATCCACTCCTTTGAACGGTTTTGGCGTTATTCGGGGAGCCGCCGAACTCTCACCCCCGACGACTCCCCTACCTGTGAAGTCCCGGACACACGGTCTGCGTGAACATGAACCGTGAGACAGACTCCACCGGGGATAGTAGCACAGACGGGTGTGTATGTCGTTAAATAAATTTAAGAGGGGGGTCATGGCGGGAATTGAACCCGCGTTTCCGGATTGAGCGTCCGACGACTTTTGCCAGTTAGTCGAGAACCCCCCATTGGACGCTGTCAATTATAATTGACAGCTAATTGATGCGACCCACATAGACAACCGGGCCAGCGGGAGCTGATTCAACTCCCTCATCGTTCACAGCTGTCACGTTGTAAAACCTGGGCCCACGTCGACCACGGTTGCGATCCCTGTATTCAGTCTCGCCCGTCATGGCTAACATGGCTCCAAGTTCCTGCTCCTGGGTCGACTTGTAGACGTTCCAGACAGCAACATGCTCCTGCGGATCCGGGTCGTCCCAATCAATCCACATGCGCGCGCCCTGCTCCTGTTTCCGGAGATCTCCCGGTGCACTCGGAGCGTTGGCGTTCAACCAGCGCAGATTGAGCTCGTTGGAGAAGCCACTTTCCAGGCCACTCGTGTTTCGAGCGGTCACCCTGTAGTAGTAGTCCTGCATGAACACAATCGGCCCTGGCTCGATCCAGCTGCGCGGATCGGTCCCCTGCGCCACGGTAGCCACCTGAGCGAAGTTGGTACAGGTCGGCGGTGACGGAGAAGGATCGGTGCACGGAGTATCCGATCTGAACACTCCGTACTCGTCAATGTCAGGTTCCGTGTTGGCATCCCAATAGATGGGATCACCGAATGTTGCCGATTCCTGCCCCAAGGCACACTGGACAGCCATCGAAAACATCATAAGGTGACCTACCATCAGGGCCATGATTCGTTTCTTCATACGGTTCCTCCGGGTCCTGCTGGACGAGTACCGGTGGGCGGCGGGGGCGGTTGCAGTTCCTTCTTGATCAACTGAACCAGGCCCACAATGGCAGCACCAGCCGTACCGATGCCGAGCCACAGTTCAGGGGATAGAAAGATCCCCGCAGCCGTGAGAATAGTTGCCAAACCCTGGTATGTGCTTGGCTCCTTCAGCCTCGCAGCAATCCACTTCAGTAATCCTTCCATGATTTACCTCCTTTGTTTGTTCTCCCTCTATTTTCCCTTGCTCGTCAAGGACTTTCGGATCCTCTGCACCATTTTATCGGCTATATCTTGGATCATTTCGTGGTTCGCCTTCTCGTGGAACGTCAGATACAGACCGATGTTCGACGCAACCCACTTCGCGCACCCATTGGGGTCAATATCGCCGCTGTTGATCCACATATTCAACACTGAATCTGCCCTGGCATGGTTGGTTTTGTCCACCGCAATCTTGTCCAGGATCTTCATGGCCGGCTCGAGGAATCTCATGCTCTTATCCAACGCTGCGACGGTCTTAACGGCCCTCTCTTTACCCCCCGCGCTGGCCTCGGCAATCGTATTGGCTATGCTCGTCGCTATGTCGACGTCCGTCCGCGCCTTTCGTACCGCTCCGGAGCGAACCACGATGCCCACCATCATCCACAGAAGGAAGTCTACGGCCTCTTTGTAGTCGTCCCGGTACATTCTGTGAGTCACCGTGAACAGCTGGACCCCAAATCGCTCTACTTTCCACTCCTTGTGCATGGAGAGAAAGTTGTCCACAGCCTTGAGGCCCAAGGAAAGGGATTGAGGTTCCGAACACAGTATGAAATCCCGGCCCCCCAACGCCTTCTCCAGCAATCCAGCCGGTAGCGGGGATCCTGGGGTTGCTGCGCTCAGTACGTCAGCCAACGATTCCGTTGGGAACTCTTTTTTGGGGAGAGCAAGGATGGGCGGGAGCCCTTTCACCGAGTACGACTTGAGTGGGGTTTTCAGCCTCTTGGTCACTTCCGTGACGATGGCTCCTGCAGGGGGCAGATCCACCATCAACAGGAGCCAGTATTCCTTCGAATCCAGAGCCAGGAATAGCTCGTCTTTGTCGCCTTGAGGGAATAGTTCGAGTAGGTCCATGAGTACAGGCGTCTGTACGGAATTATAGCTCTTTCTTCACCAACTCAATCTCAATCCCGTCGATCGCGCTCTCAATCCAGCGCAGAGTCAGTTTGTTCGGCCGAGCAACTTTCTTGGCAGCGTAGCGATAGAGGGTCGTGTGCGACGGTCCCTCCTCGCCGTTGATGCGGTGCATTTCCCGGCACATCCGCTCCCAACTCCACTTGGTCCTCTTTTGCAGCCTGAGTAGTCTTCTCGTGATTTTCATTCCCTATCCCTCTCAGCTAAGCG